TGGAATATGGAACAATCTGGTAAAAAATAAGCAAATTAAAAGCAAGTCTAAAGTGACTTGCTTTTTTGTATTTTTCAAAATAGAAACAACTAACGTGGAGGTAGTCCTAGAGCTATACGCCCATAACGACTAATGCGTGTAATCTTCCATGCTGGAGACCAGGTAACCTCAACCTTGACATCCTCAATCCCATCAATTTGTTTTAAACCTGCCACAATCTCGAGTGGCAGACTTTCTGCACAGTCACAGGCAGTATCAGTGAAGGTCATGACAATCGTACAAAGTCCAGCCTCATCTAAATGAATCTCATAAATCAATCCGAGATTATATACATCTAGCTCTACATCTGTATCATATACTTTTTCGAGTACTTCAATGATTTGGTCTTCCAATGCTAAAGCACGGTCATTGATTTTGATGTCTTCTCTCATTGCATTCCCTCCATTTTTAGACTGCTCCTATTTTCTCATAATTCTGACAATTTGGCAAGTTTTTCCCAATTCTCTTCAAAGCAAAAAAGTAGAGATTCAATCTCTACTTTTCATTGATTATTTTGATTTGACAGGTTTATCTGCAAGAGATTTAACGGCAGCATTAATCGTTTCTGCATAAAGTTTTGCGCCTTCTTCCTGCTTAGTAGTATCACTACCGAAGTGAACCTGGTCTGTACCCTTCCAAATATCTGGATGATCCTTGGCTACTTGATTCCAATCTGCAAGTGCAATATATGGATATTTTTGTGCCAGTTCACGCGCATAGCTTGCATACTGCTCTACATAAGGTTGCGTTTCCTGAGTGGTATCACCCTCGTATGGAGTCACTAGGACAAGCTGATGTCCCTTCGGAAGATTTTTTATTAGTAGATCCAAATCATTCTTATAATTCTCAGGATTATTAACACCAGTCGCGATGACTACAATCTTAGGCAAGGCTTTATTCTGACTGTAATTCAGCATGAGTTCATTTGCCTGTTTGGTATTTCGACTGACCTGACCATCAATCTGAGCATCTGGCAGAAGTTCTTTAAGTCCAGATGAAGCACGCAAGGTTACAGAGTCTCCGATGATCGATACGCCATCAGATAAATTATAGCGACTAGCTTCTGCTTGATCCGCCATTGTTTTTGTTCGAGTGATATTGGTTTGGGCTTGATGGAGACCATTGACCATCAAATCTGTTTCAAAAGCCCCTACTTGTGGAGCTATCAGAATCACAACCAAGGTAATCAAACTAAGAACTCCAACACTACCAGCAAAGATTGGTTTGATGTGCGGAATTTCCTTTGCCATACGCAAGAGCTTGCTTGACTTCCCTGCAATGAAAGGTTCAATAAGGTAGAAAGAAAGAGTTGCGAAGATATATGAGAAGATAGTCGTTAAAATCACTGCCGGCATATTTCCCATCAATTGAGAGAAAATAATATAAAACGGCCAGTGGAAAAGATAAACGGCATAGCTGGTATCCGCTAAAAAGCTGATCACCTTTGGTTCTTCGATTGTCGGTGTTTTCTCATGTAAAATGCGTGCTGCAGCAATCATCAGAAGTGTAGCTAAACTTGCCAACAAGAAGCCAAGTATATAGGTAAAGAAATAATTAAATTTTACAAAGAAGGTCAATAAGAGCAAAACTCCTAGGCCTCCCCCAAATACTAACAAAGTCTGTCTTAAATCCAAGATTTGATTTAAATATTCAAGATAAGGCGTCCTATGTCTAACGCCTATAACAGTTGCGAATACGCTACCTAAAAAGAATGGATACACATGAGTCAGACTTGAAAAATAAAGTGTTGATTGGTAACTTACAATAAAGCTACCGATAAACATTGAAAGGAAACTGATGATAAAGGCAGCTGATGAAAGTAGGAAAATCATTCCTCTTAACTGTCCACCTGTTTTAGAACGCTTAGATAGGAACCAGACTGCTAATCCCCACAAGATATAGTAATGAACTTCAACAGCTAAGCTCCAGTTATGAACAAAGAGGTGAGGGATAAACTGAGATTCATAACTTCCTCCTGTCAGCATTTCATAGAAGTTTGTCATAAATCCTATAACGCCGGCAATCTGACCACCGATTCCTGCCACATAATCTTGACGAACCAAGAAAGTGAAGGGCATAACGACGAGGACCATCAAAACAACCGGCGGAAAAATCCGATAGAAGCGTCGTCTGAAAAATCCTAAGATATCGATTTTCCCTTTTTGTCCAAACTCTTCTAATAAAAGTGAAGTAATTAGAAAACCTGAGAAGGTGAAGAAGACGTCAACCCCAAAGAAACCTCCTGGGAAAAGCGTCTGAAAGAAATGGTACAAGAGTACCAAAAGCAAACCTGTAATCCTAATCAAGGAAAACCATTTAATACGCATACGAGTTTATTCTCCATTCATTAGATTGGCAAAAAAGCCATCTAATTTCAATCGATAGTACCTTTATTTTATCAAAAAAAACAGAAAAATCCTAAGATAAACCTTAGGATTTTTAGCTGATACTAAGCTAAATTTAGAAATTACGTCCTGACTTGTTATAACCATATTTTTCAACAAAATGTTCACGGAATTCCAAAAGATTATCATCCATGATAGCCTGACGAACCTGCTTCATGAGGTTGAGCAAGAAGTAAAGGTTATGGTAACTCGTCAAACGGATACCAAAGGTTTCATCGGCCTTGAGCAAGTGGCGAAGATAGGCACGGGTATAGTTCTTACATGTGTAGCAATCACACTCTGGATCAAGTGGTGTAAAGTCTTCCGCAAATTGAGCATTCTTGACAACCAAGCGACCTTGACTGGTCATACAAGTCCCGTTACGAGCGATACGAGTCGGTAAGACACAGTCAAACATATCGACCCCACGAATAACCCCATCAATCAAGCTATCTGGTGCTCCTACCCCCATCAAGTAACGAGGTTTGTTTTCAGGAAGCAGCTGAGTCGTAAAGTCCAAAACTGCATTCATCTCCTCATGGGTTTCTCCAACGGCTAGTCCACCGATAGAATAACCTGGGAAGTCCATACTTACAAGATCATGAGCTGATTGACGACGAAGGTCTTCAAATCCTGCCCCTTGTACAATCCCAAATAAACCTTGGTCATGTGGACGGCGGTGAGCTTTCAAGCCACGCTCAGCCCAACGACTGGTACGTTCGATTGATTTTTTTACATAATCATAGGGTTGATAAAATTGAGGGCACTCATCAAAGGACATCATGATGTCTGAACCTAGATTATTTTGGATAGAGATGGCTTTTTCTGGTGACAAGAACATCTTAGAACCGTTGAGGTGGTTCTTGAAGGTCACCCCTTCTTCTGTAATGTTACGGCTATCTGCTAGAGAGTACACTTGGAATCCACCGCTATCTGTCAAGATCGGTTGGTCCCAGTTCATGAACTTGTGAAGACCGCCAGCTCTAGCAATGAGTTCATCACCAGGACGGAGCCACAAATGATAAGTGTTAGACAGGATAATTCCTGACCCCATCTCTTTTAATTCTTCTGGTGATTGTGTTTTGACCGTTGCTTGTGTACCAACTGGCATAAACATAGGGGTTGGGAAGGTCCCATGTGGCGTGATAATTTCACCCAGACGAGCTCCCGTATGTTTTTCTTTCTTAATCAATCGATATTTGATTGGTGAATCTGACATTTTTTACCTCCGAAGCTGGGAAAGACAGTCCCAGTTCATACTTTGTGCCCAAGGGCATACTGTATGATTCTATCAAAAAAAACAGGAACTGTCACGAACTATGGTATAAGTGATAAATGTTTTCCGATGCTTTCTGTTGCTTATCAATAGTTGATTTTTTTCTTATTTTTATTAAAAATCATTTCCGTTAATTTTCGTCATTTTTTTAAATCGTATTCATCTTCGTATTCATTTTCACACTCACCTTTGCCCGTATAGTTGAGAAGGCTGCAATTTAGTTCTAATAGTTTACATTGGAGGGTGTCCCCTCCAACTCCCCGACCTCTGGACAAGGTCTATTTTTTTTGAAAAAATTTAAAAAAACTTCATCAAAACTATTGACATTGTACAACTTTAGTTGTATAATAGATACATAAGGTTAAGGAGGAAACCTTAGACAAGGAAACTAGTAGAAAGGAAAACAAAATGTTTAAGTTCAAAAAGAAGCCACTCAAAGTCAAAACAAATAAGCTAGTAGTCAAAATCAACTTATTTATAATCAGCTTTGAATGGCACATCGAATTTGGATAGTGAGAAATCACTATCCACCCCTTCGGGGGTGTACTTAAATTATAACAGGAAAAACAATGAAAGTAAATCTAAAAATTAGAAAAACCACCAAGCGTGAAAAAGTTGAATTTATTATTGGACTTCTTCTACTCCTATTTGCAGTTTGGTATTTTATGAGGTAATATATGTCAGTAGATATTAAAGCTATCCGCTGGCTTTTAGACAACGCCACAGCCTATGCTATCAGCAAAAACTGTGGCGTATCTATTCAGGCAGTAGATAAGTATAAAAACGGTGTATCAGATATTATGAATATGCGTTTAAAACACGCTATCAGCATGACTTCTTACGCCCTTACACTACAAGAAAAACAGTGAGTAGCATCACTGCTTTTTTTATTTTGAACAAACAAAAAAACCGCCAGCAAAAGCCAGCGGTTGAGTGTAATTAAATTTTGAAAGCCTTTCTATACTTTATTTTTATTTTGTGGTGATCAAGCCGTTAGGCTCAATCTTAAATTCTGGTTTGTCGGCCATAGATCCATCTGGTTTTAGGTAGTACCAACCTGTACCATCTGCTGACTTAATGAACTGCTTGGATTTCATGTCGCCATCCTTGGCATCGAGGTAGTACCAGTGGTCTTTATATTTGACCCATCCAGTGGACATTGCTCCAGTTTCTTTGAAGTAGTACCACTTGTTAGCAATAAGTGCCCAACCAGTAGCCATTGCTCCACTTGGAAGCAAGTAGTAATAGTATCCGTCTGTGTGTTCGTGCCATGAGTTAGCCTTCATGTAACCGTTGCTGTCGAAGTAATACCAGACATCGTCAATCTTCTGCCATTTATTCGTTGGGTAGCTTCCATCTGCGTTGACATACCACCAACCAGTCGCATTTTTCTTCCAACCTTCCTGGTTGCCCTCATTATCGATCATTTCTTGAACAGTTGAACCGAGCGACTGATAATGCTTAATCTTAGCAATCACATAGTCACGCAGGCTGTCATTGTAGCCACCGTGCAATTCCAGTGAACGAGCAGGGCATGATGTGCTTGAAAACTCGTTATGGAATTTGATATTGCTATAATTCGGTGTATCGCCGTAATAGGTCATATCCTCTGCCATTTGGCGCAATACCATGTTTTCATTTTCAATAAACTCGGCATCTGATGCGCTCAACTGTTGGCACACTTCGTAGCTAAGAGAGTTCATGTTAGCATCATAGTTCGCAGCGCTCCAGGTGCCATTGTAAGTATCTTCAACACGAGCGATTGCATCACGAGTGATGTAGTAATGAGCAAAGCCAAGCTCTGACTGTCCATTATCATATCGAGATTGCAACCAATTCACATAGCTTTCAGCACTCATAGAACCCGCATCATTGTGCATGATGTAATATTTTGGTTTTTCGGTTGGGCGAGAACCTGCAATTCCATGAAATACATTAGTATTGATAATTTCTACCATGTTCCCTCCTTATTTCGGCTCAGTGTAGCCCATTGCTCTTTCACTATCTGAAAGTCCGGCGGTTGTCGGATCATTGACAATGCCAACCAATACAAGAAATGCAAACAAAACATTGATAAACACTAAAATTTTATCGACTGTATCGCCAAACTCTAGTGAAAAATTGAAGATATTTGCAAATGCTTGCGCAAGTAGTGCCAACGCTGGAACTAAAGCAAGCCAAAAGTTTTTATTTTTAAGTCGTACTGACCAGTTAATCTTGTTCATTGTTTTTCCTCTATGATTTCTAGTTCGAGAAATTTCTCAAACAGTATTTTGATAGCACCGTTTCCGCCTAATTCAACATAACTTTCATAAAGTCTTGAAAGTTCTTCGATTTCGTGCTGACTTGTCCGTCCACGTCGTATTGCTTTTTTCAAGTTTTCTTGCAATCGAAAACGCTGCAACCGTTGCAAGCCTTTTCCAATTAGCGAAAGATTATCCCGATTTTCTCGTCCAATTTCTGTTACTTCACTAACTGACTTTTTAAGGTCGCTAATCTCGTCGGTAAGAACATTGATTTGCTTTTCAGTCTCTTTTGTGTTTTGCGTGCTTTTGAATGAGAAATAACTTGGAATAATCACAATTAAAACGGGCGTGAGTTTGTCTAGTAACGTTATAAATTCCAATTAAACCACCCCTTTTCTGAATAGTGGTCTATTGTACAGGTTGTGTGTCTAGCTCGCTAGATGGTTTCTCTGGTTTTGGCTCTGTCCACTTCCAAACGCCCAGCTTACCGTTTTGTTCAAGGTCTGCAAGTTGTTCTAGTGTTTGCCCTTGGTAAGTGAAGGCTTCATTAACTTGAATCATGACACGTTTCCCTTCTTGGAACTTCTCGACGTGGTTCGGATTTTCTAACGCAAAAATTTCTTGTGCTTGGTAAGTCTTGCCAGTCTGACCTAAGTCAACCAATTCAAGACCACGCTTGAATAATGTTGGATCTAGTGGATTGTCTACATCCGTTACACGAGCCAATACCGCCCAATCTGCTACTGCCTTAACTTCTGCAATCTTAGCATCTTTCTGCTCGAGTTTTGCTTCGTAGTCTTGTGCTTGTGTTTGCAAGTCTTCTTGAAGTTTTTTCACGCCGTCCGCTGGATTTAGTTCAGTAGTAACTTGACCGAGCACTGCCTTAATCAAATCTTCGTCTGACTCGTTCACATGGTCGCCAATCAACACCCTATCAAAAGCTGTATAAGGTGCTTCTTGACGAATTGCAACGAATGTGCGGTTGTTTTCTTGTAAGTATTTGTTTACTACTTTAAATGTCATATATTATGCTTCCTCTTTTTCTTCTGTTTTTTCTGCTTGTAATTGTTGAAGTTGCTCTTGCACTTCTTCATAAAGAGCCTTGTAGTTTGCGCATTCAATCGCCTTGTTGGCGAGTTGAATTGCTAAGTCATTAATCACTTTGTCTGCTGTGTTCATATTCTACCTTTCTTTTTTATTTCCAATGGCTATAATATCCTCGACTATAATTGCCAGGAACTGCCGCAAGGTTTCTAAAATTGTCATAGATATTATCAAGGATTCGGCTCAAAGAAACACCTTTCAAAACAATTTCCTCAACTCCATTTATTTGACGATTTATAGTATCAATTGACAAAGATTTTAATCCAGCCTGTCCGCTCTGTATAAAATCCATGCTCTGTCCATAAAATGTTATAGCGGTTTTAATATTATCACCTGAACGACCATTCCAAATTTGAATACCTGTAGATGTACTATCCATTTGTTGCAAACCATTTCGGTTGCTCAGTAGAGCCGTGTAAGCACCGTTAACTCCATTGATAGTACCTGCGCCAAAAGTGAGATACTGCAACGGGCGACCTTGAAATTGGTTCTTAATTCCAACGCCAAAGTCATTCATCTCAATCCAGCCTGTCTGTAAGTCAAAATCTGTTTTTCCGTTTAAAGATGAAATTTTCCCACCTTTGATATTGTTACCAGTGAAGTCAATTGACTGAACTCTAGTAATGGTCGCTTGTTTCGCAAACAACTCATCAATAAATGCTTGTTGTGAGACTAACTTCTGAATAAACGCTGTATCAAATTTAACCTTTTCAGCAGTAACCGCTTCAGCTCCTAAGATAGTAGTAGTGACCGAACCAGCTTCAAAGTTAGCTGTTTTTAGTTTATCAATCATAGCTGATTTGATAACTGCATTGTCAATCAAGGTGTCGCCTGTTATGTGGGTAGCTCTACCAATAATGCGGTTGTTCCCGTTGGCACCTAAATTGATACCAGAAATGATATCACCAGCGCTATTCAGATTTTTGATTGCATACGACCCTGCAAGTTGCGTGACTTGTGTCCGTGTCGCTTCCGCTGTCCTTTTTGCTTCTTCAGCCTTTTCAGCAACTTGAATTGCCCGTTTTTGAGCGCTTTCTGCTAGCTCTTTAGCCTCTTTTGTCTGTTTGTACGCGTCGTCAAACTGACTAGGCTTATAAGGTCCAGTCCCTGAACCACGAACCAATATAGGCTCTTTGAACTCAATCCAACCATTTTTAGCAAGATAAATATAAAATGGATAGTTCGCATCTTCACCGAAAGCGAAATCCTCTTGAACTGTGAAAGTCTTTTGAAATTCCTGCCACTCTTTTAGTGGTGGTCTATTTTTTCCAATGTCAGACGATAAAAGGATTTTATTTAACCCGTGGTTCTTGACATTAAAAGCAAAAGAACTGTCTGGATATTCTCTAATACGATACTTAAATCCGAGCGTATAAGTTTCACCTTGATAGATTTTTTTAACGTAAATAGGTAGTGAAAATCCTGACCAATTATAACTGGTAAGACCCCGTGCCTTGATTGTAAAGATACCATTATTGACAGAAATATCAGCTTTTGGATTGTTGTTTCCAATAAGTGTGTGCTTATTCATTGTCATAGAATTGACAATCAAGTTGTTATCATCTGTGACGTACTTTCCAACTTCCGTCTGGAAAATCTCGCTACTCATAACAAGCCGTGATAGCTTATCGGGTGCTCCTGTTTCGGATTTGCCTAAGATACGCTCATATAACTGACTTGTTTCCTTGACTCTTTGGAAGTCAGTTACTTCTACTTTTTTTGCCAGCTGATCCCTTACATTTTCGATTTGACCATCTGTGCTATTTTTGTTGTTTACAATTTGGTTTGATAAATCTCCAAATTTTTCATCTGTAAACTGCTTATAAGTCGTAACTTGACTGGAAATATCCGTGAATTTCCCATCGACTGTCTGCCGATAATTTGCAAGCCGAGTCGTGAGTTCATCGCTTGCATTTTTCTTAGCTTCTTCGATTCGTTGGTTGATTCCGTGGACATCTTCCTGATAGCTTGCCTTTCCGATGAAATCACGACTCACAAGCTCACGGACTGCTGTCGCTTGTCGAGCGCTCTCTTCTCGTGCATAACGCTGCAAACTCTCTTGTCGCTGACCGTCTTGACCAACATAGCTCTCAACTGCTGACATTTTAGCAGATAATCCATCAGCTGTTTTCTGAAATTCTGTTTTAGCTATAGTGATTTCACTTTTAGCGTCAGAAATCAAATTGTTCGTATCTGTTTTCAGCTTGGCGAATGTCTCAGTCAGACCAGTCACATCTTGTCTGACCTCTGATTTCGTCGCAAAGCCATTCATCTGTCCAGTCATGCGACTAAGGGCCTCTGTGGTCGTTCTACGATATTCTGAAGCTTGATTGACCTCACTTGTGACCGTCTGTTTCAAGGCATCCAGGTTACCCGAAATAGCCGCTTGTGCTTTTTCTGCCGTTACCTTGAACGTGTTTAAATTCTTAACATTCTCGTCTGCGATTTTCTTCGCTTCTTTGGCTAAATCTTCGCTTATTCCGGCTTTTTTTAGTGCTTCGTTTGATTTGGCTTTAATTTCGTCAAATCCAGCTGGATTGAAATCACGGAAGCGTCTGTTGATTTCGTCTGAAAGTTTTTGTTTGTCTTCTTCGGATTTCGCTCTAGTAGCATTCAACCCATCCTCGAACTCGTTTTTTAGTTCTTCAGTTTTGCGATTAAAAGCAAGATCAGCATTCTTAATTTCTCTTGCCAACTGTCGTTCAAAATTACTTTGAAATTGCTGAGTTTCACCCTTCACAGCATCACTAACTACATTACCGATTGCACTTGCTAGTCCAGATTTAAATTCACCAAAACCAATAGACTTCAATTTTTTAGCCATTGGGGAGTAGGTGTATTTAGTGATTTTCTTCCTTACATCCAAATCGAATGTTTCGTGGTAGATACCTACCACATCAAACATTTGGACAGGAACATCACTCTGACCTACAACATCGATTTCAAGACTATCTTCCATCAAGTCACATAGACTAGTTAGGAAATACTGCCTGCCATACTCTCTAAGGCTTGCTTCATCTTTGACATCTTGGTCGTTGACTTCTACAACATCCTCATAAATCTGATTGTATTTTTCAATAAACTGGCTATCGACAACTACTTTATAATGCTTATCATCAGTATTCTCTCCCTCACCTTTAACAGTCGTCTTAAAAGTTATACGAGTCTTTAAAGATTTAGTAGATGTCTTGTGTTGATAACTGGACAGGTTTTTCTTATACATAAAAAGCGATTCATTTTCTGAACCGCCATTTTTTAATAACCGTACCTGATAACCATGTCTGACTAAATCACCACCCCACTGACCAAGAATAGAGTGTTTATCCTTGGTCAAGGCTTCCATAGCGTTCGTTGTATCAGTATTGAAGGTATGTCTATTATCAATATCTGAAAAGAACGAGAATGGATTATCACGAGTGATACTTCCAGCGAATTGACTTAAAGCAGTTGAACCAGTCGCTCTGTCAAGATTGATTGGATTAACGACATAGTGATTTAACAAGGTCATGACTTGGTTGGCATAGACTTGAATATACCCATGTTGTTTCTCAACTTCAAAAATAACAAAGTCTTGCTCACCGTGTAGATCATCAGCTGTTAAGAATGTTTCTTCCCTCAATCGTTGCCATAGCACATTGTTAGTAGGAAATTTGAATGTTAATTGATAGGTGCTATTTGCTTCTTGTGTGATGTTATCATCGTATGCTGCATTAAGAGGGATATTCCCTTCTGTTAAATAAATCATACTAGATACCTCCAATTAGGACGAATAGTCACCTTACGTACATTTCCTGTAAATGTCACACCGTTACGACCAACAGGGATTTCAAAGAACCCACCACGCTTTCTAAGAGTGTTCTGCACTGCACCGTTGGCATTGAAGATGTTCTGTTTTCCTTGTCTGCAGTCAATCGTAGCTTTACCAATAATTGACAAATGCATGGTTTTTCTGCCAATAGTCAGTGATACATCTCCATTACCTTCAATCTCAATGATAGGCTCTGAATAAACCGTACCGATATTATCAATCGTTCCAGCGCTTGTTAATACGACTGGTGCGACATTCTTCGGATATCTGAATGGTTGCATTTCTAACTTAATTTCTAACTTCCAAGCATGATTTCCCAAAGGTTCAAAACTAGCAGTTATGAAATTAGCATAGACCAACGAACCAAGCTGATAGCTAAATTCTAAAATATTATCATTCGATTGAAATTTATCAAGAATATTTGAAATTTCAACCATTTTTTTAACGTGCAAAATGAAGGTTCTTTCGTAGCTAGCGAAAGAACCTTCTAATACACGATAACTTCCATTAACTCCGAACAGTTCGGTTTTTTTACCTTTAGGGCTTGCAGCTTCAACCTTTCCAAAATCTGTCACAACACAACCAGGAAGGGTTGATGTATTAAAACCATTGATGATCATATAATCCATTAAATTCCCTCCCTTGCATATATTGCACCGTGTTGTTCATACGTTTTCATCGAAATAATGTCATTGTCTAGGTAAATATCTGACGATTTTTCAAGGATAGCAGTAAGGATTCTCTCCATACTTGCTCTCAGAATCGCTATCTCAGACACGGTTTTGCTATCATGTGCTTCAAATTGAGCTGATGGCATAGCCAACTGTGCCTCAAGATTTTTGGTGACAGAGGCAGTTGAGTTTAGATCCAGGTTATCCCCTGAAAACACATCAGAGATTTCTCCAGCCATTCCACCAACTGTTTCTTTTACACCCTTAAACCGTTCTTGCAGTCCTTGATCTAAACCTTGCATGATTGCATTACCTGCAGGAATTAATAGCTTACGGTCATATTCAATAGGACCTTTATGGTCTCGAATCCAATTTGCAATTCCACCAACAAAATTAGTAACTCCTTCCCAGGCAGATTTTAAACCACCTAAGAAACCATTAAGAATGGCCTTACCAGCTTCCCAAAGATTGATATTAGCTAGACCTTTAAAGATATTTGTGACACTGTTTACAACATTAGTCACACCTTGTTTCAAGTTATTCCAAGCATTCTGAGCTCCTTGGATAAGCCCGTTGATGATAGAAATAACCCCTGATTTCAGGGCGTTCCAGCCATTCACAGCTGCCGACTTGATACTTTCCCACAAACTTGATAGGAAGTTCATAAAACTACCCCAGATATTTTGAGCCCCCTGCACCAAACCTGAGATCAGACTTGTTACAGTAGATTTTATCCATTCCCAGGCCATAGACACAGCGGTTTTGATAAATTCCCAAATTGTACTCAGAACATTAGAGAAGTTCTCGAACACACCGGTAGCATAACCTACGATGACGTCCACGACTCCAGAGAAGTATGTTTTAATCCCCTCCCAAATCATAGAGATTCCATTTTTGATTCCTTCCCAAATCAGAGAAAGATCTACGCCTAATTGATCAAAGTTTCCTGTCACAAGATCAATGATGATTAAAATAGCACCCAAGAAAATCGATTTGATAAATTCCCAAGCGCCTTCAAAGATCAGTTTAATTCCTTCCCAAACTTGAGTAAGACCATCTGAAATGTTGTTCCAGATATTCATAAATCCATCAATGAACGGTTGAATAATAGCCATCACTACCGTTGTGATTGCTGTCCATGCCATAGATGCAGTCTCTTGAATACTTACCCATAAGTCAGAAAAGAATGTTACAATAGCAGTCCACATCGCTTTCAAGGATTCGATATAAGCAGTCCAAGCTGTAACGACTGCTTCCCATAAGATGATAGCACCTTCAGAGATGCTAGACCAGAGATTTACAAAGAAGTCAGCAATCCCAATCCAAGCTTGTTTAATCCATTCCACAAAAGAGGACCAAATTTGCTGTCCAGTTTCTGTTTGTGTGAAAAACCATACCAGAGCAGCAGTCAATGCAGCAACTGCAGTTACAATTAAACCAATCGGATTAGCAGATAACACTGCATTAAAAATACCAAATGCACCACTTGCTCCCATTGTTGCAGCTGCATTAGCAGCTTCAGCAGCAGTTAAAGCTCCTGTTCTAACGAATTGAGCTAACATTAAACCATTTGTGATAGCTAGAGTTGCATTCCTGATTGTTTCAATTCCTTTTATTACCGCTAAGACAGCTTTATATCCTGCCCATGCACTCGTAATGCCAACAACAGCAGATTTTAAGGCATCTAATGCAAGAGGTGAATCTTTTAACCAAGATGTAAATTTACTAAGACTTTCAGAGGCGTCTCTGATAAAACTTGTGATACTTTCAAAGGCAATGCCTAGCAGATTCACTCCCTGCTCTCCATCTTTGATCCCTAAAAGATCTCCGATGAAATCAACAATAATGCTTGCAACATTTCCAGCAACTGAACCAATATTCTCAAAAGTGACTCGGATATTTTCTGCAATATTAACAATTTGAGTCGCAGCTTCCTCGCTAAAACCAATTGTATTCAGAATATCAATGTTATCTTGCTTACTTAATGATCCAAAGATCATGTCAAAAAAGGTATCAAAGATTCCAGTCACACGAGACAGCTGATCAAAAACTGCACTTCCAAAAGCATCCCCAAAAAGCTGAGATGCAATCTGACTAATCCCTTCAGTCAAAACTAAGCCAAGGCCAGAAAAAATATTTCCAACCATTGGTAAAAAATTATCAAAAAGAAAGGTAGATGTTGTTTTAAGCAAAGCATGCAGAGAAGGTAGGATATTCTCCCCTAGCGCTAGCTTTCCAAGGACATTCTGAGCAGCTGCTTTCATGGATTCAAACGATCCGCTAAAAGTAGATGCTGCCTCTTTAGCAGTTGTACCAGTGATGTCGAGATTTTCTTGGATAGCATGGATAGCATTATAAACATCTGAGAGGTTGTTAATGTCGTACTTGACACCAGTCAACTTCTGAGCGTCATTCAAAAGACGCTCCATCTCTTGCTTTGTACCACCGTAACCAAGCTTCAGGTTGTCCAGCATAGTATAATTCTGTTTTGCAAATCCTTGATAAGCCATCTGAATACTCTCCATCGATGTTCCCATCTTATTAGCATTATCTGACATATCAATCATGGCCATGTTTGCTGTTTCAGCAGCTTTGTTTGTATCACCGCCCAAAGACTGCAAGAGACTAGCTGAGAAGCCTGTCACGTTTTCCATATAGGCATTAGCTGACAAGCCTGTTGTCTTGTAGGCTTCATTAGCATACCCCTTCACCTTGTCAGCAGAACCTTTGAATAGGGTTTCGACACCTCCGAGCGATTGCTGAAGCGCTGCACCTTCATTTAAAGTGGCCTTAAATGCTTTACCAATACCAGCTGCAACGATAACTTTTTTTAATGTTGCCATCATGCTAGAACCCAATGACTGTCCAGCACTTTGTCCTGCTGCACTAGCTTCAGGATCGAGGATTGATTGGATTTTACCAGTAATGCCTCTAGCTGATGGTATCAATTGTACATAAGCCTGTGCTATTTCTGTAGCCACTAATCCTCACCTCCTATTTTTTCTAAAATTTTCTGACGATATTCTTCAAAGTCCTCACCAGAATCAAAGATCATCTCCTTACTTTCTTTAGCTTTAGTTTTACCTGTCAGCTCCTCTGCAACCATTAATGGTTTGTTGATTCCTTTCTGACCGTCTGTTGTTTTAAACCACACAAGAGCAGAAAGCCTATCAAGCACGCCTGCAAGCAAAAAGGTTTCAAAAGGAACTTTGCTATTGGTCATTGCTAGTTTGATCCGTGAATCATCTCTCAGACCAAAAGCAAAAACAGCTACCTGGTCAGCAGGTAACTGTCTGTAATCAAAAATCCCATATGTTTCAGCTAAATCACAAATAAGAGCATCTTCATCTGTTTGAATCATTCTAGCAAGGAGCGCTATTTTTTTAACTGGTTCTGACTTGTGAAAATCTCACTAATTTCTGCTCCCATTTTATCCAAAGGAACAATACCGTCTGCAGTCCGCACATGGTTTTTCAAATCCTCGGATTTGTTACCAAGCATGAGTTTCACCACTTTTGGTAAAACTGCCGGATTTGTATCTACTTCAGCGATGGCTTCAAGCAACTCATAGTTTTCCAAACGCTCTTTTGTGATTTCAAAAGGAAATCCGGTTGAAGTCACACCACGGATTGTTTTAATCTGTGGCGCAGCTTCTTTATTTTTCTTTTTGCGATTTTGTTTTGACATAGTTAAGCTCCTTTGATGTATTCATAGTGTGTGTCGTCAGCAGCATTAGGAAACGCAGTTACTGTCGTACCATATCCGAGAACACTTCCATCGTTATAAGTGATTTCATCGATGGCAGTTACTTTTCCTGAAGGGATAACAATACGTTTAAGTACACCACCTTTTAGAACCGTTTCGATAACCAGACAGTGATGTGGCAATTCTTTTGAATTTGCCTTAATGGTAATTCCTGATGACAAGTCCCCAGATACATTATCTGATCCATAAACTTCCTTCAAAACTTCCACATTCAATGCTTCAATCAGCATATATTTGAATGTGTCTGTCTTTTCCTTTTGAACTGAACTTACAACGACACCACCCCATGCCTTAATATTTTCTGACTCAGGGGAGTTGCTATTAGTCATACCATCTTCTGAAATATAACCTAGTGCTTTAAACGCATCATCTAATTTTGTAGTTGCATCAGTTGGCAGTGTTGTTCCAAGAGGTGCAGAATAAACTGCTCCTCCGATTTTAGGTTTAGCAGTCGTTACGTTTGATTCTGTTGCCATTTAATTTCTCCTTTTTAAAAATAATTAATATCGAAAACGGCTTGATATCGATATTGTTTTGTTTCGGTATCCGTAAAATTGTAATCACTGTTCAGGTGGACACCACAGATTTCATCCAATTCAATCAATCCCTTTACAGCTTTTTTGACTTTCACATTGAGCTCTGCAGCCTTCTGCATAGTTGGACCATAACTTTGGAAAGCAAAGGTCGCACTACCAGAATGATTTCGCTCCTTCCCACCTGTCTTTTGAATAATGACAAAGCTATCGGGAGCTTCAGCTTCATGCTCAAAAAATGACGGTACATCTAAATGACCGTCAAGATATTTCTTGATAATTATTTCAATCATCTAATGCACCGCCTTCAACAAAGTGTTATTTTTCAAATTATCCCTCTTCGCTTTTTGCGTAGCTGGATAAATCATAGCATTGGCCCTTGTCTTACCAACGTGGCTATCTTGTTCATAACCAGGGCCACATCTTTTTTTAATGACTGTTGCTTCTTTGTTCAGAATATCCTGAATCTCTTTTGACTTCAAAAGAGCTCCTACACCCGCACCGATAAGCTTGACTTTGAAATTACTCATACGCTTCAACCATCACTTTCTTATTCCAGTCCAAAGGCATCATTTCTTCAATACCTTCTAAAGGAATGCCAATCGTGCGCCATTTACGCCCAAAGAAACGAACTTCACGGTCTTTCCACTCGTTTTGATCGCCTTTTGGGATGCCTAGGGTATAAGAGGCCTTCTTTCCAGTCAGATTGAGCTGATTCGTGATATCTTCTGTAGAAGCTGGAACAACCAGGACATTATCTATTTGAATTTCTGAATTTTCATAAATAGTATGTCCGAAGTCATCTTTACCTGACTTGGTTTTTCCAATCAAAGTTACAGTAATTCCTTTAATCCGTCCCATAAATATCAATCACCCCATATCTTTGTTTCTTAAGGCCGAGACGTTTCAATTCTGAATCCTTGATAAAGAGACCTCCACCAGGAACAAGATAAGACCCGCTGAAGGAATATCCTAAAGCAGACTCAGCCATTTGAGTCATTGGTTCCTGATCAGTTGATGTCATCAAGGTGCGAGCAACCACATCCACAGTTACGGATTTGACCACCATGGCAAAAGATGGATCAGTAGCAACCAATCCATCTAAATCTTTGCCAACTTTTTTAGCTTCAACTCTAAGAGAATGAGAAACAACTTCCAACAGTGCTTCAGCTCGTTTTTCCTCATCGAATTTTAACGTCCGCCACAATTTTTTAAGATCGTCTACTGTTGCAAAGTTTTCCATCTAACTCACCCTTCGTTTGCGATTAGTAAATCAAGCAAAGCAGATTTATTTGCCTTGCTATCATACTCAATACCTAGTTCGTCAAGCTTAGCTTTAATTTCAGCCACTGTCAAAAGGTATTCCTGTTTGAATTCTTCAATAGGAACCCAATCTCCAGCTAGCTCGCTATCTGTTGAAATGCAAACACCTGTATTTTTATCACGATATGTAGTCATTTTCTACCTCCATTAAGCTTTTACACGAGCGAATGCATCAGCATCTAGGATGCCCCAGCCGATAAACGCTTCAGCGCGTAGCAAGATTTCATTATAAGCTTTCAAGTCACGACCTGCTCCATCTGGATCACCATATTCAATAATCTCCATAGGAATATTTTCAGCATAGCCCCACTTGAAGCGATTTTCAAAGTCACCAACAATCGCATGATCTGTTTGAGCAGTTCCACCTGTTACAGTCAAATTTTTGTTTACGTCTGATTTCATTCCGTAGAACGAATCAGGATTTTGTCCAAATCGGAATTCTGGATATTGTACAACACCATTAACTTTCAACTTAGCAAGTGCTTGCCCACCAACAGGTGAAAGGGCCAATCCTGTGACTTCTCCGCCCTTAGCGACAATTTGTTGAACAGCTGCATCAATGTTATCGTCAAACTTGTCTTCTGCATAATTTACGATATTTCCAGTGATCAAACCATCAAATGAGTTAGTGTCACGGAAAGTTGCATCAGTAAGACCTTTAGGCTCCAAACCATGGATAGCAGCGATGTCGAAAGCATCTGCGATTTTCTTAGCGAAACCATCTGCAAATTGTGAAAGGTACTCAAGTTGTTTTTCTTCCGATGCGTATTTAAACTCATCTGTAATACGAGCTTGATAGACGAATTTTAGAGGTTTAATAACCTTTGTGTCAACAACTGCTTTACCAGTACCTTTTTGTTGACCCTCACCAACAATTTGAGCATTTCCTTCAAGGTTAAAGATGAATTGCTCAACCCCGTTAAACGGAATAGGGCTCTGTGATGAAAGTTTTGCAAGGACCGAACGTCCTTGCACTTTTGAGATTAGTTCTTTAACCAATTCTGGTTGAAAAAGTGTTCCTTGTTTTAGTGAATTATCTGCCATTTTTTATTCTCCTGTATGATTTAATTCTCGAAGCATTGACTTCATTTGCATTGTTTTATTATCACCGACTTGAGGTTCGGTTTCTCTAATAGGCGCAACTGGTTGAGATTTTTTAATATACCCAGCCAAGCGCTCTGCATCTGCTTTGAAGCTATCTTCATCAGTTCCCTGCAAACGGTCTGCAAGGTCATAAGGCAATCCATACTGCAAAGCCACACGAGTTCGCAGACTAGCCGTCTCATACCCAGCGATTTGACTCTGCAACTCTTCAAGTTGCTTGTCAGCATCTGCCTTGCTTTGATTACTAGCTTCAATCGTTGACTTCAAGCCAACATTTTCTTCTTCCAATTCTGAAACACGAGATTTGAGCTTGTCATAGTCGCCATACTTCTCTTTCTCTCGAGATAAGCGCCCCTTAATAGCAGCATCAAATTCTTCTTGTGTAGTGATTGGTTTAAATTCTGACATTCTCATGTCTCCTTTCTCCTGCTTCCCCGGCAGTTCGGTAATTTTTTTGGCATCAAAAAAAGCAGTCACAAGACCGCTTATTTTAATAACTAATTTTTTGCTTTTTCTTAGGCTTGGTCGTAGCACAAGCCCAGTGCGCAAGCAAAGCACTATCCATCAAAGAAATATCCATATCGTCAAAGTGCGATCGATAACCAAAGCCACCATTGGATCCAATATTCCGCTTATCACAGTTAGTAGCTACTTTTGATAGCGATGGTTGGCCAGCGTGACAAATGGTTTTCTGGTAAATACCCTGTTCCCAAAGAGCGTTGGCCACGATGATCTCCTTCACCGTTGGTAGAATCACATTCTTGATTCTGTAGTCCTTCAACTCTTCGTCCAGGATCTTTTGACCACTTGCGCCATCGATGACAATTTGAGCCACGTCAGCTTGACGCAAAAAGGCAACCATCCACTCATTACCATTACGAACAGATTGACAATCGACAGTTTCAACAAAGAAACGACCATCTTTGGTACGTGCAGCAATACTCATCGCTACATTCGTTCCATCTTGACCATACTTAATACCCACAGATAACTTACCAGATAACTCTGGGACATCATCCACCTTGAGCTCATTCCACTCAGTTTCAGAGATAGCAGATTTCTGATTGTATGTTGGCCAGAATCCCAAACGCTGGATATTATGGTCCAACTTATCCTCACCAAGCTCTGCTTCTATTTTCCGCTCATTTAAATGGTAGCCCATAGACGGATTAGAATTATACCAGGATTCAACATCGTCAATCTCCTTTTCATCAGAAACCGACCACTCAGCCCAGCCAGAATACTTCCCTTTCCCAAAAAGACAAGTCTCACGGTACTTCGTAAAGACCGTACCACTTGATACAGGGGTTGGAGGTGTCCCACACATGATTGTGATAGGATTCTCACTATCCGTTACTGTGTACTTTAAGGCAGATTCCTGTTCAGTCGTGTACTCCTGAGCCTCGTCAATGATCAGCATATCAAATCCTTCACCAAGACCACCATTTGATGTTCTGGTACGGAATTGGATAACACCACCTGTTGAATAAAGTTCAATCCGCTCCTGCCCCTTCGCTCGAATCGAATTGAAATCCTCACCATCAACATACCCCATTTTCTCAAGGTATCGTTTCACCTTTTCAAAAGAGGAATGCGATGTAGAAATCCGGTGAGCCGTGTGAAGGATATTCAAACCCTTATGCAAGCCCCAAATTTCAAGAATATAAAGGATTTCAGACTTACCGTTCCGACGAGGGATAGAATAACCAAACTTCTGATGCACCCATAGTCCGTTTTTATCAATGGCCATCATCGGTAACAAAAGATTTTTCTGCCAGGCATAACAAGAAAGACCTGTCCGCTCGTAAAGTTCAATCGCTTCCTTAGCTCTTGAATTTTTCTTGACGTATTTTAAAATCACCGATTGAGTAGGATTCTGATTGCCAAGTTTCTTCCTCGCCATTCTAATTTCCTTTCAATCGTCATCGCATGATAACCCTATCGCTGGGATGATTTAATTGATCACGTTCAAAATATAGTTTTTAGCAACATCGAGCATTCCTAATGCCTGCAAACTACTTTCCCAGCTATAGCCAAGATTTATCTCACCATCTTTATCCAAAGAAACCACCAATACCGAAGTATAGTTATGACTAGCCTCAATATTTTCTTCCAAAATTTCTTTCACGGAAGCACCACGCTCCAGACTAGACTTTTTCTCTGAAAAATCAATCGTGTTTCCCATTGTTACTCCTTTCTAAGCATAAGAAAAGCACTTAGATTTCTCTAGGTGCTTAATACCAAGCAACTTGCCCTGATTCTTTCAAACTGCCGTCTGCATTTTTTAGATTTATGATGCATTTTGACACATAATCAAAACCATATCTTGGGGGATCATTTCGCTTTAGCTCACGGGTAGAGGGATTAAATTCAAAAATCTCCCTTCTACTCACATCGCCTTCAGGAAAAACCTCGTAACGGTAAAAACCATTCACAACTTCAATCAAATTAAATTTTACCATTATTCTTCCTTTCCAAATATCGAGTCAAAGCTTTACTATAATTATAGGTTTCATCTGTTTTAGCATGAGCAGTATCATAATCCATATTCCCTCTGACGTACATATAATCATGCTCTAAGCGCTCATGTTTCAATAATATCAAGTCATGTGATTGGATATCCTTACCAGTAATCAGACGCTCCCACGACTCTGCCATATCGATTTCTGGATGAAATAAACTTTCCCCGTCTTTTAAAAGATGGATATCATTAAAAACATGATTAAAAGCAATATCAACATCTTCCTTGGTAAAGTCTTTCATTTCCTTAAACTTTCCAATGTTCGAGTAAATTTTTCGCTTCTCTAATTCTTGATTACTATTTTTTATTTTGTCATACGTAAGATAAGCGTGTTTTTCTGCTTTAATAAAATCTTTTGGCAAAATATCATCATTCGATTCATCACGAAAATAATTTCTTGCACCAGATTGAACAGATAAGCCTACACCTTTTAATACTTCTATTTTAGCACTTTTTTGAGATTCTGCCCAACTTTTAGTATGAACATTCTGTTTCTTCCCATTACCAGGATGATAGTCAACAGTACACTGACAATTGCCATGCCGTCTATATATATTCTTGGGAACTTCTGGATAATTGTATGAACCCTCTAAACTCTTGCACCACTTGCACGGATGACCGACAACTCTTCGAACAATTTTCGGACTCAACCCCACTTTATGATGAAATTCCACATTTTTTCGAATGCTATCATCCACAATGCTCTGACTAAAATTTACAATCGGGTCATCAAGCAACCATTTTACATCATCAAAACTTTCCTCACTGGCTAAACGATTGACAAGACCATCAATTCTGTCTTGATTGAGTTCAGGAACCTGAGCAGTTAACCCAATTTTAGCCTCAGAGTTCAAATTCTTCTGGACATCACTAGCATAACCACTTACAAGCTCGTAATTTCGTCCCAGCACGTCCGTCAGCAAGCGTTGAGCGATATTGTAATACATTTTTCCGTCTGGTAATTTATCGGCGCTCAGAGACGTTCCTAGAACCTTAGAAAGAATCTCGCCAATTTCAATCGCGAACTCATTTGCTGTTTTGTAAGTGGCTTTTTTTGCCTTCAATGTAGCAAAAGCATTTCTGACAATCTCACTCTTTCCAAAATCTCGTTCAAACCTCTCTTGAACCTCTTGTAAGATACCAGGTAAAACATCATTCTCCATTTGAACCACCCTCGCTTACTACTGGTTTAGCCGACATGTCTCCAGCGATACCAGTAAGGTCACGAATTGTTTCTGCATTGATGTATCCAGGTAATGCCTGATTTAGCTTCACAACACCATCGCCAATCATAGCCATCGTATTCGCATCCGCTTCAAATAATGGTTCCCATTTGACTGTAGTTCTTACGAATTGACTTCTTGCATAATGAAAATCATCTCTCAAACAAGCAGCAACATAAGCCACATTTAGCAATCCAGCACCAAGTGACCGCTGAGCCTTTCGACCAGCAAGACGAAGATTCTCGTGACTTGCCTTGATAGCTTCCACAGACGATGGATTATCTGAAACAAAACCAAGGTCATCTAAGGTCAATCCCATTTCCCCAGCAAATCCAGCAGCAGCTGTTCTTAACTGTTCTGTAAATGGAGACATACTTGCTGTAGTAAATTGTCCAATACTTGGTTTCTCACCACTGTCACTAGCTGAAATCGTCAACAAACTCGAAACTGTTGCTTTCCACTTTTCTAACGGTTCAGCATCTGGATCTAGTCCGATAATGTATTTCTGTGGCCAAGAGTAGAATTCTGCCGTAATATCAGCTCGCTCTAAAGTCCGTTTAGCGTATTTCTGATAATACATTCCCGCTCTAGTAATTCGTGAGCGTCCAAAAGGACGAACAGCATCTGGACGATGAATAACAGGAACAAGCAACGGAATACCAGTTTCATTTAATACCGAATAAGGAGTTCCATTTTTAGGGATGAAATGAGTGGCATTTGGTTCAAAATACGCTTCAAGCGTTGGTTGATTATAATCATCACGAGCTAAAACAGCATATCCTTCAAGCAACAAACCTGTAATAGGGTCAATAACTCCAGTAGCATTGCTAGCTTCAATAACTTGTAATCTCACTTCTTCATCTTCACCTTTAGAAATGTAGATGAAACTACAAGACCCTATTAATGCTGCCAAAATTGCACTATCAAAGAAAATATCAGGATTATTGCGATTGAAGATCTCCATGACTTCAAAATCATCATTTGCAAATTCTCTGAAAATCAAACGATCTGCAAGACTATCAACACCTTTAGTTGCCCATCCAAGTACAGATTTATATTTAACTCGAATATGAGCAGGAATTGTGATTCCTAACGGCGATTCATGATGCTGCATCGCATAATGTTTATATCTCAGGTTAACCCTACTCTGATAGAGATTCAATTTTCTTCTGAGATAGTCAATTCCTCTTAATTCCAAACCGTTCTCCTTTCTTGTGATGATTTGGCGCGAGAAAAAATGTACAGTGACGGCGTGAAGCCCTCGAGCGCCTAGTGGGAGGGGGACACCCCCCTATCCTTAACTAGGACTTACTTCACACATATCTGTTATTTTTTTAAATTCTAAGCATTCATTATTATTTTTGATATTTTTAAAAAATAATATAATTTTTCTTTTTTGGCTTCTTCAAGCTCTGTACTTTGTCCAATCTCTTGACTGTGGCAGGTTGCGATTTCCTACAACAGTAGCATTGGCTGACCTATCGTCAGCATATAACTTATCAGACTTCTGTCTGTTGCATTGCCAGTGGGCTAACTGCAAGTTTTGAATATCTGATGGATGACCGTTGCGATTGATTGGAATAATGTGGTCAATGACCGGACTTAATGGATGTGGGTACCTCAAGGATTTGTCAACTGGTAGTCCACAAATCCCACAAGTATTTCTTGTTTTGAGAATAATATTTTTATTCTTTTCAAAAGCAACTCTGTGAGGACCGCTCCGGTCCGGTCTGTCCTTTGGGGTATTCATCTAGGAGGGTCCTTTCTTTTTAGTAAGTAGTGGGGGCTAAATTTTTATGATGTAGGGGGGGTTTTTCAGTCTCTAACACCCTCGTATATTTAACATATCTTATATTCTGTTAAATAAAAACAAACTTCTTCTAAATCAGTTCTAGCAAGTGCTTGCATCTATTTTTATTATCACTAATTTACTTTTTCTTATTGTGTTAAATAAACAGGTGTTTAATATCTAAATTTCATCATCGAATCATCCAGTTCATCTTGATTAATCCCTATATATTTCAATGTGATATCTGGTGAAGAGTGGTTGAATAACTCCATCAAAATTGCTACATTTTGATATCTTCTATAGTGATGATATCCAAATGACTTTCTCATAGAATGTGTTCCTATATTTTTAAGACCAACATGTTCAGCAGCTTGTTTTAAGATTTGGTATGCTGCTACTCTACCGATATGAGCAATTCTAACTCCATCAGTTCTAACTTTCTTTTTGCTAGGAAAAAGATAATCATAACCATGTAAGTCATTCTCTTTGATGTAGTGATTTAAAGCCTTTCTTAGTTCTGGATTGATTGCAAATCGCTTAGCTTTCCTGGTCTTCTTCTCGATAACTTCTATTCTATCACCTGTTACTTGTTTGACCTGAAGAGGTATTATATCGCTGATGCGCATTCCAGAGTACAGTCCACACATAATCAGAACGTAGTTTCGTTCGCTCTTTGACTTTAAAAAATCTTTCATTCTCTCAATGTCGTCAAGTTCACGAATGGGTTCTACTTTCTTCATGGTATCACCTCCAAACTACAAGAAAAGGCAGGTTGTGCCTGCCTTTATAATTATTTCATAATATAATTTTAGCACATTAAATTGTTTATTTACTCCGAACTTACTCCAAATTTACTCCAAAAAAACTCCAAGAAAACTCCATTTTTTTACTCTAATATTTCAATTTGTTCTCCATTTCGATAAAGCTCAGCAAATGCCATCAAAGCCTTATCTAAGATATCGTAATAAGAACTTTCTGAAATAGCTAAATCCATTGAGATTGTTTCGTCTTTCTTACAGTCCCACTGTAGATATTTCTCGTAAAGGATTCTACGATAGAGCGGATCATGTAATCCACTTACTGCTTGTTCAATTGCATCAAGTTCAAGTTCAGCATCAACTTTTCGAATTGCTAATTTCTCGACCTGGCTATTTCTGCTGAATGATTGAGAACGTGGCATAAATGAGTAGGTTGTTGTTACCTTCTGTCCATCTATGTCATTGGCTACTCTTCTCCATCTAAGATATCCTCTCAGAATTCTCTTGGCATTTTCTTTTGTTTTTGATTCATTAATATCAGGAAAGAAAGGCATCGTTCACCTCTTTTCTATGCCATGTAATATTTCTAAGTCTATTTAGTTTTTAAATAACTTTTCCATCAAATACTAATGTAATTGTACCTGTCCCGTCTTGGTGCTTAGATACTAACGCTTGACAATCTGAACCGAGCTCGACACCTTCAATCGTGATACTTCGTTTTATGTTGTTAACGTTGACGATTGCACCATTCGATGTTTTAATTCTCATTCTCCATCTCCTCAATCAACCAATCAAGGTTCTTTCTAGCTTTCTTCAAATCTTCAAGACCGTTCTTCTTTTGATGACGTAGTAAATACTTCAAGCTATTCCCTAAGTAGAAGCCTTTCATCTGTTCAGGTGTCATGAAATTTCTTAAAGCATCGATGGACTCCATTCCAAATCGACCTTGGTAGTGATTTGGTTTGTTTACATTGTCAATTTGTTCTGGTTTCATTCCTCAACCTCCAGCAAATCTTTATTTTCGTAAATATTACCAATAACTTCAAAATGATAATAAGCGAGAAATAGTGGATGCCATTCTGAAACCCTTTCTTGCAGTTCATCTAAAAATCTGTAAATGAAACTTGCGTAAGAACCGTGCCATTTGACAACTGCTTTTCTGCCTTTGTAATCAACTATATCCCCCTCAAAGATTTCCTTACCGTTTTTATCTTTGAGTCCTGTTGATTGCATGAGTTCGATTTCGTCGGCATGTGTATTAGTTCCAAGATCTCTTCCACGAAATAATACAGTTGTGACATTCCCTTTGTCATCAAAACGTACCCGTTTAACTTTACCCATTTCCTCCCACGTCTTGTGCCATGCTCTAAATTTTGGAATCATCTGGCAAATCCTCCTCTTTCACGAACGAACCATCAATCCATCGACCCTTGCGGTCTTTGATTTCTTGATAGGCTAACTCAAAACATTCATCAAAATCATATCCAAGATTTTTCAGATAACCAATGCAGCGCACTAGATTGTGCCTGCACATTAATTTACTAGCAAATCCTTGAGACAGTTGAAACTCACTGATGTTTGCATTGATTGAGATTAATGTTTCCGTAATTTCTTTCTTCCGTAAACTACCAGACTCTTCAAAAATCTGATTCACATCTTCACCGATTAATAGTGCTAGACCGACAATCACGACTGCACAATCTCCGATGCTATCTTTTGTCACTTGCTCATTCTTCTTGAGATAGCCAGCGCATAGCTCTCCGAATTCTTCACTGAGTTTAAGTGACTGCTTGTCTAACCGTCCACCGTTTTCAAGATCGCGATCAATAAACCATTGCTTTACATTTTCTAAAGTGTTCATTTTAGCTCCTTTGCTATTGCAGTAATAACATTCACTGTCACGCTATTCCCTGCTTGTTTATATAATTGACTGTTACTATTTACTTCTTGAGCCTTATCAAATGCCCAATCAGGAAAGCCTTGCAATCTCCAACACTCTCGAGGTGTTAGCTTTCTAATCCTGAAATCAGGCTCAACTACTCCTTGACTTTCTCCAGTCAAAAGAGTGTTTGCTATCTGTTTCCCAACTCTGCCTCTACGAGTTTTAGAGTTTGGATGAGATAGATTTACACTATCGCCAATTTCTGCTTCAGCATATCCTTGCGATGTTGCTTCTGTTATTTTTAAAACATTATTTTCATGATAACTATTGCTTGTCAAAGTAGGAGCGATATCATGTTCTCCGCCTTGATTATAACCATGACCACGCTGAATGATTTTGGGTTCAAGACCTCCACCTTGATATGCTCTAATCGTTGGAGCGATTCCATCCGTTTCATAGACCACTCCGCATTGATTAAAATTGGGTTGCAATACTCCAAATTGTTTTATAGTATTGCTTTTTACTGCTATTTTCTGCCCCTCTCCTTTATTTGTTGTAAGTGTTGGAGCTAGACCATCAGCCTGATAGACTTCTCCATTCATGCCACTACCAGATGGATTTACATTACCAATTTTCACGACTGATTGGTTACTAGTTGACTGACTTTCTCCGCTGAGAGGAAAAATGTTTCTGGTACGTTCTCCTCTAAGATGTCCGATAATGAACACACGCTCCCTATTTTGCGGGACTCCAAAATTTTTGCTATTAAGCACTTGCCATTCCACATCATACCCCAATCCGTCCAAGGTTCTGATGATGGTTTCAAATGTAGCCCCCCCCCGTCATGGTTGAGGAGTCCTCTGACGTTTTCAAGGAATAAATATTTAGGTCTGAGAATAGATGCGAACCGACAGATTTCAAAGAACAAAGTTCCTCGTGTATCTTCAAAACCTCGTCTGTGTCCCGCAATTGAGAAAGCCTGGCACGGAAATCCTCCACAGATAACGTCCACACTTCCGAATCCTCGAATAGACTCATCTGTGACTCTTGTAATGTCATGTAATTCAATTTCTCCTTCTGTATCATGTATAGCTTTGTAACTAGCTCTTGCAAATTTATCAATTTCGCAAAATCCTACGCATTCATGACCTGCCGATTCCATTCCTAAACGGAATCCGCCGATGCCGGCGAATAAATCTAGGAATTTCATAATCTCAACTCATCTCCGACTTTCACTTTCTCATCCCCCTTTTCAGATACCTCTGATATCTTTATCTCGAACTTGTGCCCGTCAATAACGAACGACCCGTTACTTCCTAACAAATTATCGTCTTTAATAATTGACTTTGCTGTATTCAAAACAAGCTGCCCCACTTGAAAAACAAAAGCAAGTTCTTCTAACTCTTTTTCTTCCATCTAAATTTTCACCTCTTCTCCAATTTCTACTTTTTCAAATTTTTCTTCACTCACCACGAACACATTTCCGTTTATCGTGATGGTGAACAGCTTTCCGATTTGCTTTTTAGCTTCCACCTTGCCAGTTATCTGATACTTGCTATCTGCATGATAGACTAGCAAGGGTTTCTGTGCTTCACGCTGCATGAATAACAAGCACGTAGCGACAAGCGACCAAGCTAAAAGGATGCGAATTAGTGTGTCTTTCATGATTTGGTTTCCCCCGTAACTTGATTTCGCTCAACTCTTAACTTAAAACAGTCATTGTCGCCTGTTCTAAATATTGTGATTTCTTCACCCCATTGACTTCTTGTGTACGGGTATCTGTTTGGTCTTGTCATTGTTTTTTCTCCAACTTCTTAATTTCTTGTTCAACCTGTTCTTTTCTGCGATTCAGCTCTGATAGCTTCTGCACCTCAGTTGCTTTTTTAATAATTTCAAGTTGTTCAATTTCTTTTTTAAACTCAATAAGCTTATCAACTTTTCGTGCGAAATCCCCGAAATTTTCAGCCCAGTTATATTCCTCCCAGCCAAATGCTCTTCTCAATTCTCTTTTTTGCTCATTGAATTTGTCTATCATCGCCTTATTAAGATAGGCTTGTACAATCAAGATATAAATTGACATGCCAATCACTAATGATGAAATTACAATCATTCCCCAAAACATAAAATCTTTCATTCTGCGACCTCCTTCAATCTGTCAATCTTTGCTCTTATATAACCCAAGGCATGACTCATAAATGGTGTAGGGTACTCTTGTGCTAGTCGGTACAATCTTTCCCAATGTTCAATCTCTATCTCCATTTACTCCACCTCCTCAACTGTGAATTTAATTCGATGGCTTCCGACATTGAAGAAATTCTCAATAGCAATTTTCTTATCACTCGAAACAATACTCATTGCAGCTTCCATCACTTTTTGACCAAATAAAAATTGATTTTCAAAAAATCGTTTTTCAAGATCATCTAATTTTTGATAAGGCGATATGTACTTTTGTTCAACCGCCATTTCTTCTTCAAATTTTTTCTTTTCTTCTTCTGGAGATAACGAATGATTATATATTTCTGGAAAGTTAAGTTCTTTTAATTTTTGCAATCCTCTTATCATCTCCGCATAAGCATTTCTTTCTTTTGAGTGCTTTTGGTAATTCGTAACACCTGGTTGTTGTTTAGCTAAGAATTTAATCTCAGCATTGGAAAGCTTGTACTTGATACACATCTGAGCATCTATCCAAAAAACATCTGCATCTCCTCTATGCCAATTAAAGTCATTTCTTTCTAAATCCAATAGCAAGTCAACTACCTCTTGCCCACGTTGGCTCTCTAGCAATGCATTGCCAACCGGCTTAGTCGCCATAACTTCAGCAATCCATTCTAGCCAAATAGTATCTTCCATCTATTCCACCTCCTCAACTTCAAACAATGGACTGTTAAACACTTCACCAAAGCCTGCTTCTTCTAATTGTTTGCGGGTGTGACGTGCTCGTCTGTTGCCTTTAATATTAGATGAAAAGAAATATATTTTGATGCCGTAGCCGTATACTAGAATATTCTCGTTTATATGCCCTTTCACTTTCACCATATACAGCTTTTCCTCGACTGTGTAGCCATCAAGCCATGCTCGAGCGAAAAGTTCCATGTTGTCGTCTGTATAAAACCAGTCTTCGAGTTTTTTGTCAAAATTTTCTCTGTTCATTGCACCGAGCAAGTGAAAATCTTCTTTTTTTGCCCATTCGATATGTTCCGCCACAAACTGCGGTACTACGACTTTCTGTGGTTCGTCTAGTTGTTTTAGATCTTTTACAAGGTCATCATAGACTTTGGTTTTAAAATTTGCTCCAAATTTTAATTGGACATCTTTCAGCTTATCTTCATACTTACCAATCAATTCCTGTTTATTCATTTTCCAACTCCTCCAACTATTCTTTATACCTTTTCAGTTTCTTCTTCCAAAAATCTCTTTCAGCAGCTCTCATGTGCACCGCTGATTTTTGACTTGGTTTCTTCAGTTCTTCAATCCTTTTTTCTGCCACTCCGATTGAATGTTTCAAAGCTTTAATCATGGCTTGTTTGTTGTATTTCATGTTTTAACCTGATTACTAAAAATCCAGCTCTTGCACCTCATGGCTCAAAGACACAAGAGCTAGCAAATTCTTTATACGTCATTCGTCCAAGTTTGACGCATATTCTAGCTCGCTTTTAACGTGGTTCGCGACACGTTGATTTTGTTGCTAAGTAATAGCAATCTATCGCACCATAATCAAAACGTACATCATCTTTTCCGATATATTTTTTGAATTTTGGTCTGGTAATACCTGAGAAAGCCCATTGATGGTCTTTCATATCTTCGATAAGATCATCAACATTGTTATACTCTCCGAGATATAGTTTGCAGTGACCATTATAGACGAAATAGAGCTTTATCATCCTTGCACCTCTATTGGATAGAAATTTCCAAAAGAACTTCTTAAAGCTCTTCCTACTTGGATTGCTGCACCACGAGAAGCAAATCTTAGTGCTTTATTTTCATCCGAGAAAGAAATATCTATTCCAGTAACTGCCACTTGGGCAGATTTTAAGAAAGGTTTGTCTTCTTTTGTTCCATGTTTTAAAATGAACATTAGCTATCTCCTTTCTTTAGTCTTGCTAACATTTCTTTTTTCTTTTCTTCCAATTCCTTTTTAGTCTCTTCACTTGTTGTGTTGACATAATCCGGTTGAGACCATTCTGGGACATTAGATTTCTTGTTTGATTGATTAAAAGAGCCTTTGTTTTTACTTTCTTTAAAAACTCGCTCACGTTCTTCAACTGCTGCAATTGTCAAAATACCATCATTTTTCCAATTTGTTAGAATTGCCTTGATATAGCTGAAGTTCCTTTTGCCATTATCAGCAGCAAGACCTATTGCTCTCAGGACAACTTTAGCTTCCATATCATCTAGAGTGACAAACTCTTTTAGTATTTCAAATTGAGTTCCATCTAACATAGCAATGCGAGATTGATATTCTTCCACGATAATTTCAATAGGATTTTTATCTAAATCTATATCTATCTCTTTATCTATATCTATCTCTTTATCTATATCTCTGTTACGCTTTGTTACATCGTTGTTACATTGTAACGCTAATTTGTTTTCTCTAAACTTGCGAACCCTTCTGGCACTAGCTGTTTCACTTCCTACCATTTCAGGAACTTGTTCCAAGAAATAATCCCTGTCAGACTTCTTCGTCAACAGACCTTTACTCTCTAAGAAAATCAAAGTTATTTTAATATCTTCAATATTTTCATCAATAACAAGAGAAAGTTCTTCAGCTAAATTATCAGCTAAACCGTCATAGTAAATACGACCTCCATCTTCTAAACTAATCAACATCATTTTCAGATAGATAATAGTATGTGTGTCACCGCCAGCAATTTTACGAAGCAATTTCATTTCTTTTGATTTAAAAAAATCTTGAGTGAGTTGTATCCAAAAATAACGTTTATTTTTTAAAGTCATACACCATCCCCCCAATATTCTCTCAAGTCAATATTCATGACAGCAGCAAGATTCTTTTGCTCAGTTAGGATTTGACGACGATAAGGCGCAAGCCCAGCTTGTCGCTCCTCCTCACTTCGTGGCAAGTAATATCCATTCGGTTTCATCTTCTTAGCTACGATAGGATGACCAAAATTCACACGTAAGCTCTCGATGACTTCTTCTAACTTACGTTTTGAAAGTCCGGTTTCGATACGAATTTCACTCGCTTGAATGGGCAGGTCGAAAGTCGCGCAATTCATGATCATGTTTAACACACAGATTTCCATCTCACTCATTTCACGACTAACACTCATGTCTTTGCCCTCCATTTTCTTGGATTTTGACGGAAATCCAAAGTCATTTCCTGATAAAGCAAACGCCCATTTTCTTCTAAGAGATTCGCATTTTGATTTCTTAGAAGGTCATTAATTCTTGCTTCTTCCTGAAAATCACAGGCAAGTCTATCATAGTCTTCGATGCATGCTCTAAAAACTTGTGGTACATCCTCAAGCGATGAAGCCAGTCCTGTAGGTGGCTGGGTATCGTAGGTGGATTTCCTATCGCTATTTTTCAAGTTTCTTCGGGCAACTTCTCTAAAATCCTCAGTTTCTTCGATGATGATCACTACATTTTGCTCATCCGATTTTTCATTTTTAGCTGTAAATATCATCAGGATAAAGAACCCTATAAAAATAACTAGTAAGCCAAGCAATTGGCTTGATACAGTTGGTTCTGTCATTTTGTTCTCCTTACGCTCTTAATTTCCGTACTTGTTTTTCTAATTCCAAAATCTCATAAACATCATTGACATCGTACATAGTATCTTTCCCCTGCTTACGAAATCTTAATCCTTTGCGTTCTAACTTCTTAATATAGGCATGAGTAAAGCCAAACTTCTTCATCAAAGCTTGTTGATTGATTGGCATGCGATCATTCTCTAACTGCTCCTTGACCTGCTTTTCCGCAAAAGCCAATAATTGATTGGTGAACAATTCAGCACTTTCACCATCTAATCGTAATTGTAATGTTATACCTTCCATTTTTTACATCCTCTCAACTATGCGGGCAAGCATTTTTGTGATATAATGGTTTTAGTTATTTAAGTATGCGCCTGATTGTCGTCAGGTGCTTTTTTGTTTATACAATATTACTTTCCATCGCCCTGAGTTCTATCTCATGGCTAACTTGTTTCAATAGCTTCTCACATGCTATTTTAGCTTCTCTGTACGTTTTAGATTCGCTGATGAAATAATCAGCAAGTTCGATGATTTTATCTTCCATGATTTTCTCCAAAAATCAGTCTTGAGACCGATGTCAACCACTCACAAATGGTATATGGTTATATTATCCTTAACAAGAAAGGAGCTAATGTAAATTGGCAAAATTTTTGATAGGAACTGTGTCTCAGTAAACTTTGGATTCATTTGTAGGTTTACCTTTTGCCTACCGCACCTGGCTAGCAGGGTTCAATAGGGAGAGTTAGCCTTCCCGAAACGTCTTGGCTAGACACTAAAAGCCGTGGAAAGCTAGACTCTAAAATCGAGAATCAGAGTTTATTTCAACTACAGTGCTGGGGACGATACCAGCGAAGTGTTGTTGACTACTGCTATTAGTTTGAGCAGAACAATTTCCGTAGCGTACTTCAGATAGCAGCTGGAGTACGTTTTTTATTTCTCCACTATACGGATATCGGTTTGGTTTCATATTTGCTCCTTTCTCACTTCTTACTTCACTTTTTGTGAAGTTGAAGGCGTAAATATATCACCAATATCTTTATTGAAATAATTGGCGATTAAAAACATCTCACTTAATTTAAAATCTTGTTTCCCAAGCTCTTTATCACGATAAGTCGTTATGCTTTTTCCTATGATTTTAGCCATATCCTTTTGAGAAATATTATTCTCTTTTCTTAACTTATACAAATAAATTTGCACGTTCCTACCTCCTTATCTTAATTCATCCAAGCTGATTTCCAACGCATCAGCAATTTTGCATATATTCGGCCAAGAAAGATATTTTACCTTTCCTGTCTTTAGGTCAGAAAAGAAACTACGATTAACTCCAGCCATTTTAGATAACTGACTACCGTTTAAATTTCTTTCCTGCATTATTCTGTTTAATTGTTCCCACATGTTACACCTCTAAAACACTATATGTTGTTAAACAAATATATTAAATTACTATATGTTGTGCTTTTCTGCTATCTATGTTATAATCATTATTGACTAGGACCTCTCATCGTTTTAGTCAAAAAATTAACAGAAAGGAGAGCAAAAAATGAGTAAGCTTAGCCATAAGCCAAACCACGTTGTTAAGAAACTAACCTGGGCAGATCTTGATAATATTCTATTATCTAATTTTTCAGAGTCGACTACTGATAAACCTAGCGCAGTAATTCAGTTATCTGATTTTGAAATGTCTAAAGCTGAAATTATCGAAGAAGCAACCGCTCAAGGTTACCAAGTTATCGATAATTCTAATGGTTATTTAGAATTTCAATAGTGGATTTTAAAGATGATATATTTGTACGATTTACATCAATATCTCTTTTCAACTTAGCAATCTGTTCATCAGATTGCTTTTTTCTTTTCCCGCTATACGGATATCGGTTTGGTCTCATTTTCCTACTCCTTCCTCTATTTATTTTCGCTCTATGAGCAACAGCCTGCCAGGGAGTCGAACCCTGGTGCTACCGATCAGGCTACATTCATTTTGTCCATCATTCCTGCGAATGATGCATCAAAGCGAATGTCATCGATTTCGTCTTGAGTGAAACCAGCATCAAGAAGGTAACGCTCTTGGCGTTCGATCTCTTCTGCCAACTCTGTCCATCCGAAAGCGAACTGACGGCTGTTGTTCCAGAATGATTCAAGCTGACCATAGAGGAAGCGTTCCTCGTATGTGTTTTGAAGCAAGGTTTCTGCAACCACTGCTTTGAAGATGTTGATGGCTTTCTCGTTTAATGTGTTCATGATGTTTCCCTCCAGTTTGTTTTTGTTATTTCCTTAAGCTTGATTATATTATACTTCACTTTTCGTGAAGTGTCAATACTTTTTTTGAAAAAAAACAAAAAAACTTTTCTTTACGTGAGTTTTTTGTTATAATTTTTATAGATAAAAAGGAGGGTAACATGACAGATAAAGAATTAGCTATTTATATTGGCGCAAAAATTAAAGAATTTCGATTGAAACGAAATCTTACTCAGAAAGAACTTGCCAAACTAGTGAGTGTAGGTGATACAACTATTGCCAATTACGAGAAAGGTTTTAGATCTCCTAAAAAGGACACAATGTTTGACTTAGCGAATGCTTTCAACGTTTCTATTGATGACCTTTTCCCTCCAATTCAAAAAGGTTCTTCTTCTAATACTCCCAAAATCCAAACTATCTACGACCAACTAGCACCGCCAAGGCAAAGCAAGGTCTTGACCTATGCAGAGAGGCAACTGAAAGAGCAGAAAAACGAAGAAGAAACAAAGGGAAACGAAGTATCGGAAGCTATTCAGCTCTATAGTTATGACTACTACGACCACCCAGCTTCTGCAGGTACAGGCCAGTATTTGAACGATGTACGAGTGGAACGGATTGAGTTACCAGTAGATGTTGATGCTGACTTTGTCATTCCAATCAAAGGGGACTCTATGGAGCCTGACTACCACGATGGCGACCTGGTATTCATTCAGACCAGCGTGGACTTGAATGACGGTGTTATCGGAGTATTCAACTACAACGGCGATGCTTATATCAAGCAGCTTGTCATTGACAAAGAACAGGCATACCTACATAGCTTAAACTCAGCGTACAAGGATATGCCAATCACACCAGAGACCGACTTCCGAATTATCGGTGAAGTCGTGGATTTGTATAGAGGTTAGAGAATGGACCAATTTAAAAAAAATAATCTTGATAAATTGACAGTCTCAACAGATAAAATGAAACAACTAACTATTGAGAATCCAAATCACTTCAAAACCTCTAGACTTGGTCAAAGCATGACCAATTATAGCAATCAATTAGAACGTGAAATACAAGGAAAGCGTCGTAGAAATAGAGTATTCCCTTACGGCACGCTTGTCTATGTTGATTTTGGCATAAACTTTGGATCAGAATTCTCTGCGCCACATTATGCAATCACGCTTACCAAAGAAGACAAAAAGAATAGAAATACTATCACGGTTATCCCTCTAACATCCAAGCCTGGATACGATAATTTACCACTAGAGTTTAACCTAGCTGAAGGACTTGGCTTACTAACTACACACCTAATCAAAGCTGCTGAAGATAAGGTTGAAAATGAACTGGTATCACATTTTGGGGAATATGATGATTTTGATGAACTTATCGCAAAATTGGATAAAGAAGGTCGATTAGAAGAGAAAGAACGTGCAATAAACCTTGTTCAAAAACTTACAGATAACGTTGCATTGGCTGGTGAACGCCTTGAAAAATATGTATCTGACCTAGATAAAACAACCTATGCGAAATTAGATTCAATTACAACTATTGACAAAGTGAAGATTTTTAAGAAAATCAATCCTTTAGATGGAATTGGGGTTGCACAAATACTTGAACCACAAATGAAAATTTTAAGCGATGAAATCAAAGCGCGCTATCTTATTTGACAAAATGAAATATATTTGATAATATATAGTTACCAACCTAGGAGAAATCCTAGTGCAAATAATCTGGTTGGCACAAGCTGCCACGCAGAAACGGTAACTATAATTTAGTTACCGTTTTTTGTTGAATAAAAAATAAAAAAATCCTCACACTCTCCATCGCTAAATTTTGAGTGTGAGGCTTCAACTTTCCCTGTGACAAGCAATGGAAAAGATGATAAAAAAATACAGTTATAGTTTATCATAAATTCTACACCTTTTCAACTATGCGGGCAAGCAATCGAAAAGAAAGGACATTTTATGATAAAAAAATACATTACAAAAAAAGGAGAGACTAGATACCTCTTTCAAACATACCTGGGCATAGACCCTGCAACTGGAAAAGAAAAACGCACAACACGCCGTGGTTTTAAAACCATCAAAGAGGCCAAGGCAGTCGAACGTGATCTTCTCTTAGATGTTGAAGAAAATGGTTTTTCAAACAATGAGGATTTCCAGAATCCTACTTTCGCTGAAGTCGCTGAGTTATGGCTTGAAAGCTACAAGAGCACTGTAAAACCAACAACTTATCATAACACTAAGAAGAAACTTAATGTTATGATTGACTCATATTTTACAGATATGAAGATTCAGCAGATCAATGTCGCTTATTGTCAGAAGGTTGCTATAAAGTTAAGCAATCGCTATGTCCTCTATTCCAATTACTACTCTGTTATTAGTCGTATTTTCAAGTATGCCACTTCTCTTGACATCGTTAAGTCAAATCCCTTAGACAAGATTATCAAGCCTAAAAATAAACCCTTAAAAGCCAAAGAGAACCACTATACAAAACAGGAGCTAACGGATTTTCTTAAAGTTTCCAAAGCAAATTTTAAGCCTGTAGACTATACTTTTTTCCACTTACTCGCTTTTTCTGGCTTGAGAACTGGAGAAGCTATCGGTCTCATGTGGTCAGATGTTGACTTTGAAAATAAACGGTTAAGCATTTCTCGCACGGCTGTCTTGATTGGAAAAAAACAAACTGTTCAGGATCCTAAAACCAAAAGAAGCAAGAGAGTTATCACCTTGGATGATGAAACTCTGAATATTTTGAAACTCTGGAAACGACAGCAAATAAAAGAATATTTCCAGGCTGGTGTGCCTTACAAACATGATTTGAATTATATTTTTACGAATGACATAGGGGGATGGCTTTTAGCCGCAACTATGAAAGTGAAGCTTAGCAGATTCTTTTGTAAACACAAAGAACTTAAAAAAATTTCGCCTCACGGATTTAGGCATACACATGCTTCTCTTCTGTTTGAAGCTGGTGTTACAGCGAAAATCATTTCGGATAGACTCGGTCACAATAATGTTCAAATCACCCTTGATATGTATACCCACATCAATGATAATCAACGTGTTGAAGTCGTTGACCAGTTCATGGATTTCATCCGCTCCAGCTAAAAGTAAAGTCGTATTCAATCTCGTATTCACTTTTGCTTAACACGCTAGAAATCCACTGGTTTCAAAGGATTAGCAAGCTGTGTACTATTTATGGTATAATGAAAGAATGAAGTACCCAAAAATTAATTTAAAAGAAGTTCGTCAGCAGGCTAGACAATTTCAAGCTGAACACCCACGTCTGTTGCTTGTCTTTTTATTGCCAAGTATTCTCTTGATTCTATCTAGTTTTATAAGCCCCCTATCCCTATTGGATGAGGGCATTCTTGAACAGTCCTTCTTGAGTTTTCTAGGGATCACAATCCAATCTGCTCTCTTTCCGATTGCCGTTGGATTTACAAGCTCCATTATCCTAGCTGGTGCTCTCTTTACTACCATTAATCTTTACAGAATTTCTGAGATAGAGCTTTCCTTTAAAGATAGCCTGTCCTTGCTTGACAACCGCTTCTTTACCCAGACATTTCTAACTCTACTGCTCAAGCGTTTTTATCTCTTTTTATGGAGCATCCCTAATCTTTTTGGAGTCTACTTGCTCTTTTATAGCAGCGCTATGGCTCGTAAATTTGTGGAACTTCATCCCGAATTTCCATCTGTCGACGTGACCAATCCAGATATCGAACACTTCCTGCTCACTTTTGCACTCTACTTTTTTGGGAGTGTCCTTGTAGTGATTTTGGGAACCATTCTCTATCTTCCACAGTACTACGCTTATTCCCAAGTTGAACTGCTCTTATGTGACACCCTTGCAATCGGAATTGCCAAACCGAGCCGCGTGTTGCATACCAGCCGTTTCCTCATGAAAGGCTATAAGTTCCAACGCTTTGTCCTTGATTTACAGCTGCTTCCTTGGTATATCCTTATCTGGATTAGCTTTGGAATTGCAAGTATCTCTATATTCCCTTATATCTATAGTAGCCAGATTTTCTTCTATCAAAGACTTCTCGAAATCAAACGCAGAAAAGTTTAAGATCAGTTATTAAAAACCAGCACCTTCATAGAAAGTGCTGGTTGTTTTTATTTTAATAAGAGGATACTCAAAAGCGTTAAGATTGCCGGCCCACCCTGCTTTAGAATGATTTTTTTATCTGCAGTTAAGGCACCATAAGTTGCTGCTCCTATGACAAATAAAACAAAGATTGTTACGATTTCTAAGCTATGTGAGAAATAAATTCCGTAAATAAGAAACACCCCAATCAAAGCATTGTAAATTCCTTGGTTTTTAAACAGTGAGGTGACAGATGGTCGTGCTAATTCTTCCTTGTTCATATTAAAGACACGGCTGGTTGCATCTGATTGGGTTGCCATACTTTCCAAATAAAAGATATAAAAATGCTCGAGGGCAACGATAGTTGCTAAGATAGTAGTAATGATTGACATCGTTTTCTCCTTAAAATTCTATTTTTTCTAAACCTGAGACTAGTTTTGTTAGTAAAGTTATCAGCTCTCTCTGCTCAGTTGTCGACAAAATGCTCTCCATCTGTTTCTTCACTCGCAAGTGATGTTTAGGCGGATTGACCAAGAGTTGATTCTTAGCTTCTTGGGTTAATTCAACTAAAACTTCTCGTTGATTGATTGGATTCCGATTGCGACTGACATAGCCTTCTGACTCCAGAATCTTAAAATGACGGGTCAAGGCTGCCTGGTCAATCTGTAACTTCTCCTGAACGGCAGTTTGGTTACAGGGTGACTTTTGCAATAAAAACTGCAGAATTTGATAGCGGGTCAAACTAATTCCCAATTGTTTCTCAAAAAGTTGAGTAATCGTCTG